GTTCAAGAAGGCGATGTGGTTATCATTACCACTGGCACTTTAGTCGGAAGCCAGACAATCAGAGAAGACATCGGCGGCGGTGGTTTTGTAGGACTGGTAACTATTAGCGAAGGGCAGTCTTATAGATTTATCAGTGAGGGAACATCATCTTCTTCTTGGGTCATTGATCCTGTCTATACCCACACCCACGTTGTCGCAGACGTTACAGGCGCAGCCGCCTCTGGCTCCATCACCGCATCTGGCCTCACCCAAGCCACCGCAAGAATTTTAGGAAGGACGAGCGCCAGCACAGGCTCCATCGAGGAGATCCAAATCGGGTCAGGCTTGTCGCTGTCGGCGGGGGAGTTGTCGGCTACGTCATCGGGCGGCATCTCCGCAGTCGGCCCATCCACCGCCGATGTGTTGAGCGTGTCGGGGTCTGATCTGGTTGCCGATGACCCGAACGCTGACCGCATTGTTTTCTGGGACGATAGCGAGGGCAAGCTGCGCTATCTGGAGGCGGGCACGGGACTGTCGATTTCGGGCACGACCTTGACGGCCACGGCCACGGGCACCATCGGCGGCGGCACAGGCTCCACCGACAATTCTATTTTGCGGAGTGACGGCACGGGGGGCAGCACGGTGCAGGCAAGCGGCCTCGTCATCGAAGACACCGTCTCGCCCATCAACATCACAGGCGATGCAGGCACGGACATCATCACCGCAGTCGGCCACGCTTACACGGCCAACCAAGGCGTCCGCTTCCCGACCTTGACGGGCGGTGCAGGGCTCACCGCAGCAACCACCAACTACTTTGTCCGCGATATTTCTGGCGATACCTTCAAGGTTTCAACGACTAGCGGTGGAGCGGCGGTCAATTTTACGACCAACATCACGGCGGGGACGGTGGTGGCGATGCAGGCGAATGTTGCCATTGTTAATAATGCGGCAGACACAACTTCCGCGCTTGTGCTTTCGCCAAAAGGAGCAGAAGGCGCGATTATCTTGGGGCCAAGGCCAGACGGGACGGCCACAGGTGGAAACCCACGAGGCGCTTATGCGGTTGATTTGCAGCTTCGCAGAGCCGCCGCAACAAATGTGGCATCTGGTTTCGAGTCGGCTTTGCTTGGCGGCAGGAATAACACCGCGAGCGGCTCAGATTCAGTTGTTATTTCATCCATAAGCGGAACGGCTTCGGGCGAACTGTCAACGGTTTTGGGGTCAAATAACGCCACGGCAAGCGGGCTTTCGTCAGTGGTGATTGGCGGCTCTGTTTCTACTGCGTCTGGCGCAAATTCAATCGCCATTGGTCAATACTGCGTGGCGGATCGCCCGTCGATGATCGCCCATACGGCCTTTGTGCCAGCAAGCGCAGGCCAGACGCAAGCCGCCCACTTCCCGCTTTGGGGCAGATTTATCAGCCGATCCGCTACGGGCACCGACTCCGATGATGTTATCGCATCTACGGCCCACGGATTTGTCGCCAATCAGAGCGTAAGATTTTTGACGCTAACAGGCGGAAGCAATCTCTCTGCCAGCACCAGCTACTTTGTGCGCGATGTTACCACCAACAGTTTTAAGTTGGCGGCTACAGCAGGCGGCACTGCCTTAAATCTGGGCAGCGACATTTCAGCGGCAACGATTGCGGGCGACGAGCTTTCTAATAACACGAGCGCAACAGGCCGTATCACAATCCCCAGCGGCAAGGGCTTTGCCTGTATTGTGCAAGTGATGGGCAACAAGTCGGACGGCACCACGCACTCCCATTTTGTGCAGCGGTATATGCTGAAAAATGTCGCTGGAACGACCACTCAAGTCACGGCGGCGGAAACGCTCGGAACTAACACAACCAACGGCGTCTCACTATTTATCGCCGCCGATGACAATTCGGACGCGATGACAGTGAAGGTCGAAATTCCCACGGGGGAAACGTGGCGTTTTGCGGGTTATGTTTACGCCGTGGAGGTAGCTTATGGAACCTAACGCAATGTTTACAGTCGGCCTTGTGCCGTCCCAGCAACTCGTCAGCCTGCTTACGGATGGCGAGGGCAACTGGCGCGATGTGCCAGAGGGCGAATCCGTAGTGCCGCTGGTCAAAATCCCGAAGCCCGAACAAGGCGCATGGGAGCCGAACGTTGTCTGGTTTGAGGATCGCGTCGAGCGGCAGTGGGTCGCGGGGACGCCTGCGCCGTTGCCGACGATGACCGCAGAAGAAGCCGTCAGCCAATACTTTTCGCCCTACCAGACGCTTGCCCTCCAGCGTTTTGAAATGGCCCTCCTCCAAGCAGGCAAGCCCCTCGGCCCGAAGATGACCGCCGCGAAGCAATGGCTTGAAGGCGTCATGCTTTCATGGGCCGCAAACCCCACACCCGCACCAGCGGAGGCTTTCGGCCAGCCGCAGGCGACCTTTGCGGAGGCGAGTGCGGAGGCTGTGGCGTCATTAAACGAACAATGAGGACAGTAACTCTACAATCTATCTTGCTCCGCGCATGGCAACGTGTCGGCAACGATGCGTCCACCATTGACGCCATCCCATCCGGCGCGCGAACCATGCTTGTCGCCGCCGCCAACGAGCGCATCGCCGACTGCTGGGAGTGGACCGATTGGCCAGAACTCATGCGCGTCGAAGAACGCACCGTCGAAGGCGACGAGACCAACGGCTACTTCATTCCCTACGAGCAATCCGGCCAGACGCCCATGGGCGAAGTCTTCGCCGTCCTCCGCGACAACCCTGCGACACACGTTGCACCCCGCCAGATCGGCTACACGCTCTTGGGCGACAACGTGCGATTCCCGCAAAGCACCGACCTGCCAACCACCGTCTGGGTCAACTTCCGCATCCGCCCAACCGAATACAGCGCAAGCAACCTCACCGCGACCGTGCCCGCCGTCATCGCAAAAGCAGTCGCACTCATGCTGACCTCGGATCTCCTCACCGAAGACGGCCAGCTAGACAAAGCACTCGCCATGGAACAGATGGCCGAGTCCGAGCTGATCGCGCAGCGCGACAAATACTACTTCCAGCAAAACCAGCCGTCCATGTGGACCGCCCGCGTCAACCAATACTAAATTATGCACCCGAATACCCGCATCACCAACCGCACGTCCGGCAGCCAATTCATCGGCGACACCAACACCGTCACCGCTGACATCGTCTCCATCGACGTGATGACCGACACCAAGTTCCACACGCTCACCGGCAACCTCACCGGCGCCGCAAACGCCACCGAGGCCAGCGCCGCGCTCATCAAGGCGGGCACAACCCTCGACGGCTCGTTCAGTGCCATCAAGCTGCACAGCGGCACGGTCATCGCCTACCGCAAGTAAAACCATTGAGGAGACGGACGATGAGCCTGTCGTATTTTCATCACAACATGAGCACCACCGAGAAGGGTGTGCTTGGAACGGTTACTAGCATCGGCTCAAGCGTCTTCTCAATGCTCCCTCACCTAGAAACAACCCTGCGAGTCGCCGGTCTATGTGTCGGCCTCGCGGTCGGCGTTGTCACCCTAATTTCGGTCCTTCACGACCTCCGCAAAAAACAGAAAGCAAACAAATGAGAAACTGGAAAACATCACTCCTCGGAGTCCTCACAATCATCGCAAGTCTCAGCACCGCTGGCCGCGAGTTCTTGGCCAACGGCAGTATCCCTGACCTCGGCCTCATCGCCGCGAGCCTGCTCGCCGGTTGGGGCTTGCTCGTTGCCAAAGACAACAACGCCCGCCTCTGACTCCATGAGCCACGCCCGCGCCACAAAACTCATTGCAGTTGCGATCCTCGCCGTGAGCTGGGCTGTCGCTGCGGCTGGCTGCGTGACGGTCGGCTATGACTTCTTGAAGCAGCAGGCCACCGTCACCGTCAACCCGCCGCCCAAAGGCCACGCTAAGTAAGCGCATGTGGAAGTGGATCAAGAATCTGTTTGGCAAAAAGTCCGCGACTGGCCCAGCGCCAGCCTCGCCGAGCTTGCCATTAGAATCCACAACCGTCTCAACACCCGCCGCGAGCAAAGCCTACGACGAGCGCAGACTGAACACCCCGAACAAAAGCGGCAGACCCATCACGCCGACCATGATCGTGTTGCACCACACCAGCGGTAGCTACAACGGCTCCGTCTCTTGGTGCATGAACCCTGAGAGCAAAGTGTCCTACCACGTCATCATCGCCCGCAACGGCAACCGCACCGTCCTCGCCGACGATACGGCGCGTTGCTGGCATGCAGGCATCAGCTCATGGCAGGGCGCGCCGGACTGCAACAGCTATTCCCTCGGCGTGGCGTGGGACGGCGACACCTACGAAGACCCGCTCGGTGAAGACGCGATGGACAGCGCCATCCAATACATCGTGCCCCGCATGAAGCGCTGGCACATCCCCATGTCCCGCATTGTGACTCACCAACAGATCGCCCCGAATCGCAAGAACGACATCAGCCCCGCCGACGCGGCGCGGTTCAAAAGCAGACTCAAGGCAGCACTTAACTAATGGCATTAGAGAGTCCAGTCCAACGCGACGGCGACAACGGCTTCATCGGCTTCGCCAGCCGCTTGAACCCGCTGACGTTACCCGCAGGCATGCTGCAAGACAGCGTTAACATGCGCTTGGACAGGGGCGTGGCGCAAACCCGCAAGGGTGCCAAACGTCTGGCCGACGATGTGGACACGTCCGCCGTCCCGCCACTCGCTTTCGACTTCACCCTTGGCACCGACCAGACGGTCAGCGCAGGCAACATGACCCGCGTTTCGCAGACGGTAACAGTCACGCTGACCGGCCATGGCTTCACCACAGGAGATGTTATCAACGTGCGCGGTGCCAGCCAAAGCGAATACAACGGCGACTTTACGGTCACAGTGACGGATGCCAACACCTTCACCTTCGATGTGGTTGGCAGCCCCGCGACACCGGCGACCGGCACGATTATCGTCAACGATGGACCGGTGGTGCAGAGCAATTACGCGGCAGGCATCTATGCGATGGGAGTGTTCAGCTCGCCGAATGTGGACAACGCCCGCGAATACATTGTGCT